TAGGCGCGAAAACATTATTTGCGACACGTGCGCACATTATTTGCGACAAGACGGGCTGCATGGGGCGCTTTACGCATCGCCTTTGAAGGAAAACGAGCCAAGCAGCTTCTTCCTCAGGCCGTAGGTTTCTGCGTGGCTGGCGTGGGCCACCCATGACGTGATGGACTGCCGGACCTTTTCCAGGCTCACCTTGCCGGCCGCGTACTGTTTCTGCAAGCGGCGCAGCGTCTTGGTGATTCTGGATATGGAGCTTTTGCGCAGCCGCCGGTGGGTTGGCCAAATTCTGTAGCCTAGAAAGTCCACCGCGCGGCCAAAGCGCTCGCCCACTGGGAAAACTTGGGTTTTGGCGTTCGTTTTTAGACGCAAGCGATCCCACAAAAACCGCTCTATGGCGGCGCGAATCTTGTGCAGGTGCGCCTTGTCGTGATGGACCACCAGGAAGTCATCCATGTAGCGGATGTAGTGCTTTTCTCGAAGGCCGTGCTTTACAAATTCGTCCAGCTCATGCAGATAGACGTTGGCAAAAAGCTGGGAGCTCAGGTTGCCGATGGGCAGCCCAACAGGGGCCGGATCGCCAGCAATGGCGGTCGAGTCGATGATGCCGTCAATCAGTTCCAAGGTGCGCCGACAGCGTATTCTTCGGCGCACCAACTGCTTCATTATGGCATGGTCAATGCTATAAAAAAACTTGGAGATGTCTGCCTTTAGCACGAAAACTTGGCCGTGCTCACGTCTGACCTTGCGCACCATTGCCTGAGCACAGTCTGCCCCGAGGTGCGTGCCCTTGTCGGCTCGGCAGGCGTAGCTGTCATGAATAAACCGCCGCTCCCAAATGGGCTCGATGACGGCGTTTAGGGCGTGCTGCAGAACCCGATCCCGAAAAGGCAGCGCGGCTACGGTGCGCTCCTTGGGCTCGGTCACAATGAAGCGCCGGTATTCGCCAGTCTTGTAGGTGCCCCAAATTAGCTCGTTTTGCATCTGAATCAGGTTCCCCTCCAAGTCCAGATCAAAGCGCTGAACTTCGGCCCGGTCTCGCTTGCCGCGCCGGGCGCGCAGGTAAGCGGCGTGCAGGCTCTCGAAGCTGTAGATTTCTTGGTGCAGGTTGTTGTAGGTCTTTGCCATCTTTGACCCAGAAGGGCGGCGACGCCGAACGGTTGCCTTTCGGTTACTGGAACGGCGTCGCCTGTTCAATTTTCCGGCTTTGGTTTCCCTTGGCCGAGGAATGCGCATCCTTTTGAAGGTGTGCTGCCGTCAGGCCGCTTGGGCCTGCCGTTTCTGACTTTCCTCAAGAGCGGGGCGAGACCCGATGTTCCAGTTGGCGTTGGAGCGGGCGTTGTTCAGGTTGAGCGCAAAGACGCCGCTGCCCGCACCGTTGTTCCAGTTGCCGCCACGGATCGGGAGCCGTTTCAACGCGCACCCCTTGTATCGCCGTCACCGGCAATTGATTTGACCCATCCGCCGACCATGCGGCCGATTTCGTCGTTAAGCCTGGCCCAGTGCTCGTATTTCTTAAAGTCGAGATGCCCCATGCTCTTTGCCATTCGCACCTGGGAGCGCAAGAGATCGATTTCCGCGTCCAAGTCTTGTAGCGTGGTCTTCTTGTGGTAGCGTTTGTTGCAGACCACAATCAGCCGCAAAATGGCCCACATGGTGCACCGGATTTCAGCGCCCAGCACATGCCTTTCGAGCTTCGGAAACTGCCGGACCGCAATGTGTCCGTACTCGATCATCGCCTCACATTTCTGGCGGATGAGCAAGTCGCTGCTGGGCCGGAGCCCGGTGGTGGTGGTTTCATTCATCTGAGCATACACGTATTGCGGTCACAGGGGCGGGCTATCGCCCACCCCAACAGATTGCACACTGCAGATTTCAGGGCACAAAAGCGGGGCGAGACCCGAGGTGCCAGTTGGCGTGGGAGCGGGCGATGCCCAGGAGGAGCGCAAAGACGCCGCCGCCCGCACCGTTGTCCCAGGTGCCGCCACGGACCGGGAGCCGTTCGCCGGCTGGGTCGACCCAGAACCCGTCTGCACCCAGGCCGCTGCCAGCGATTGGGAATAGCGCGTGGCTGCGAAGCACCGCCAGGGCGGCGGCAGCAACTGGTGTTGCGCCAGGGTTGGTCATGCCCTCAAAACTAGCGCCACTGGCTCGCACCAGCGTGTGATTGGCGGTTCCGCTGGCTGCATAGCGCACCGAGTTGGGCGTGGTGGGGGTGTAGTCGGCGCCCGCAATTGATCCGGTGAAGGTGGGCTGAATCAATGCGCCGGTGTTGCCGTCGATGGCGCGCCAATGGCCGGATGTTGGGCCAAGGTCGGCCACGGAGAACAGGGCGCTGTTGTTGTTTTCGATGAGCTGGATTTCGCCGCCAACTACGCGCATTCCGGGCGTCCACTCCCAAACATTGCCGCTCAGGTCGGAGATGCCGCTGTGCGCATTGTTGTGCCGCCAAGCGGCCGGGCCGGAGCCGGTCAGGGTGCGCCCCGCGCCCGAGGCAAGGCCTGGCGCAAGCCCGTCCACCCTGCGCCCGGTTTCCCAGCCGGAATCGGATGACGCGCCCCACGCGGTGTTGCCGCGCGGGAGGTGGCCGTTGCGCCAGCACCAAAGCGCCAGCGCGGCCCATTCGACGTTTGATGTCAGGTGCCAGCCAGGGCCGCTGGCGCGCCCCAGCGCCGCAAACGCATCGTGATTGAGCGAGTGCGCCGGATCGACTCCGGGCAGGCTGAGCAACTCGCCGTTCCTGATCGAGCCTTGATAGGTGCCAATGAAGACCTCTGGCCTGGCAATGCCGTTGACGACAAATGCAGGATGGATGCCCGTGCCCAGGCTTGGGTCGATGCTTTGCAGGGTGAACTGGGGCACCACGCTCATATAGCTGGGCTGGCCTTTGGCGGTGTAGAGCACGGTGACTGCGCCGCCGGTGGCCGCCTCTACCGATGCGCGCAGGTCGTCTCTGACAAAAATCGTGGTCATGTGTTTGCTCCTTGGGTGGTTAAATGCTCGGCCACAGCGTGACCAAAATCCTGCGCGGGTCGAGCGGCAGGGCTCGAATGGATGGACTGCTCTCCATGCCGGTTGCGCCTGGCGCTTGATTGCCTGGCGCTTGATTGCCTGGTGCGTCCTGGACTGCCTCGTGCTCCTGCGCAGGGATTTGGATTTGAGCCAAATAGGCTCCGGTGTCGCCCTCGACTGCCTGGCCGTCTTTGAGCCGGATTTCCACCGTGATTGCGTGGCTGCGCTGGCGCTCGGCGCAGTCGATGACCACACCCGCTACGGCGATGGTGGTGCCAGATACCGAGAAATCGGCCACGGGCTGGCCGGGTTGCATGAGAATGATGCGCATGATGGGATCTCCTTACTGGTTGAGTTTGACGACGGAATAGCGCACGCTGACATCGTCGGCCGCTGAGGCCAGCCGCACGGTGAAGCCGTTGGCGGCGCGTGACGATACGATCAGGCTGGCTGCATCGCACGGCGCTCCGGCGGAGGCGATGACATCGAGTTGGATTTGGTAATCCTGGCCGGAGAGCTGCTTGATTGGCAGCGTGATTTGGGCTGCGCTATCCAGGATCTGCGGGAATGCAGCTTCTATGCGGCGCAGGCTGGTGAGCGGCACGTGGGTTAGGTGGGGGTCGGTCGCATCGGTTGAGCCCGCCGGAATGGCGAGGCTGTAAATGGGGATCGCGCCCTGCGGCACCGCCGAACCTATCGGCGTGACGGCCATGCGCCACAGCCCCCCCGAGTCTTGATGAAGGAAGGCTGTGACCACCACGCTGCCCGCTCCGGTGTTGCTGGGCACGGATGCGGCGTTGTTGCCATCGGCGACCGCAAAAATCCGGCCTTGCGCAAAGCAGCGCCCACCCGAGATGTGCAGGTTTCTGGCCGCCGTGACGGACTTTGTGACCACGCAGCCCTCGACTACGCCACGGTTGCTGAGGGTGAATTCGCCCTGCTGCTGCGCCTGCTCGCGCAGTGCGCGCACGCCGTAGTTGGCCAGGGCCGCCTGGTTGAGGGCGAATTTGAGCGCGGCGTGGCTGGCGTTTTGCATCTCGGGCCCCAGCGCCTGCGCCGATGCCTCTACAGAGCTTAGGCGCGCCACCAGGCCGCCGTGCCCGAGCCCTGCGGCATCAACCTGATCGGCGCGCAGCTTCAGCCATGCGGTGCGGTTGGCCAGTTGCACCGCCTGGGTGTTGGCGATGCCATTGGGGCCGCCCAGCACCGGGTCGGTGGTTTTGATTTGATAGACGCCCGGTTCCCAGACGGGGGCTTCTGTGACGTTTGCCATTTTGACTCCTTAAAAAATGATGGTCCAGGCTCCAGACAGGGACAAGTCCGAGTCCTTTTGGATGGGGGCGCGCACTCTGCGCGAAAACAGGGTGCCATCGGCGCAAATCAGGCCGAACTCGGTGATGGTCAGGCCGTTGGCCTCGGCGGTGGACAGGCCCCAGTGGAAGCGGACCTGACCGATGGCCGGGTAGTCCACTGAGGTGACTGGCCGGATGTGGGCCGCGCTGAGGGCGCTGCTGGTGGGCGTGGCGGCTGCGGTGCCGCTGCCAAAGCCGATCTGGGTGATGTGCCGGTTGGTGCCGCTGCCGCCCACGAGCCGGGCCAGTTGCTGCCTGGCGCCGTTGACGATGAGGTTCTTTTCCTCAAAGACCTCGACCAGCACGCCGTGGCGGCGCAGCTCTAGCAAAAAATCGCCACGCATGGCTTGCACGTCTTTGAATTTCATCAGGCCTCCAGGTGGGTGATCACATCGCCCGCATAGGGGATGTTGCCGAAATAGGTGAAGCCGCCCGCGTAGGCGCGTGCGCCGTCGTGGCGGTGGGCGGCAAAGGCGTGCCGACCGTCGTAGCGCCGGTGGCGTGTGAGGGTGATGGGAATGGGCGGGTCTTGCGCCACAGGGGCGGTTGCGCCGAAGTCCAGCCAGCCGCCGTAGTCGCCAAAGCCGTCAAAAAGGCTGCCGCGCGACTGCACGTCGGTGAGTTGCAGCAGCCCGGCCATGTCGTCGGCTTCGCGTTCGGAGTCAAACCGGGTGCCTGCGGCGGTGAAGCCGGAGTAGTCTGCCTCGCCCCCAAATGCAAATGCGCCCTCGTGGGTGCGCAGCAGGCCCTGGTTGTAAGCCAGGCTGCCGTCGTAGCGATGCCGACCCCACCGGTGCTCATCTTCGCCCACCAGCACGGCCGCCGCCGTGGCCACCTCGCTGCTGGGGGCCATGTCGGCGGCGCTGGCGCGGTACTGGATGTCCACCAGGTGGCTGCGCACCGGCTTCCACTCGTTGATGGCATCGATGAGGCGCGCGGTGCCTTGTGCGTCGATCGGCCGCCCGTCGCTGAGGTTGGCCGCTACCCGGAACTGGGCCCAGGTGTGGGCGCTGTAGCGGTCCGCCCCGGTGTGGCTGATGCTGCCGTCGTAGCGCGTGACAGGCAGGCGTTCTTCGATCTCTATGCTATCCACAGCGCCCGCCAGCCGGAGCGCTTCACGCACGGCCCAGGGCGTGCCTTTTTTGCGGTGCAGGGCGATGGAGCGCTGGATCAGGCTGCGGCGCTGGGCGTCGCTGAGTGCCAGATCCCAGCCTTCGAGGGCGCTGAGGTTGAACTGCTGCGCCAACTCGGGCAGGTTGTGCGCCGGGGTGGTGTCGATGAGGTAGGTGAGCAGGCCGTCGAGCGGCAGCGCGCTGATGCGCTCGCTGGCGCTGGCCAGGGCGGCAAAGCGCGCGTCGGTGGCGAGCAAGTCGGGCGTGAGGGCACTAGCCATCGCTGACCCCGGCGAGCGTGAGCGTGATCGCGCTGCAATGCGCCCAGCCCTGCGGCGGCACGGCCAGCACGGCGGCGGGCTGGTCGAGCTCGACCCGGTACACGCCCGGCACCGAGAGGGCTGCCACGATTTGCGAGGGCACGATGTCGCGCCCCAAAAGGGCTTGCTTTTGCGCCGCGTAGGCGGCGGCGGCGGCGCGGGCCGAGTCCATCACAGCGGCGCTGGGCTGATCGCGGTACAGCGTCAGGCGCGCGGCGATGGCGTAGGGCAGCGCCAGCGGCGCCTGCACCTGCACCAGATCGGTCAGGGGCCGCACGTCGTCGGCCGAGCAGGCGGCCTGCACGAGCGCCAGGATTTCGGGGCTGGGCAGGCCGGTGGCGGTGAGCGGGTGCAGCCGCACCAGCCCCGGCTCGGGCGAGAGCACGGCCACATCGACGATGCTGGCGTGCGCGCTCATGGCGTGGTGCCGGTAGGCGCCCACGGGGCCTGCCACGGAGTAGGCCTCGGGGCTGGACTGGATGCGCTGGCGCAGCCGCTCGTCGCCCTCGCCCGCCAGGCGGGTGACGCCCATCAGCTCGCCCAGATAGTCGAGCATGGGGGCGCGCGCGAATCGCACCAGATTCTGGCGCGCAGCGTCGTTGATGGCGGCGCGCAGCAGGGTTTCGCGGTATGCGATGAGGTCGATCAGCAGGTGTTCGATCTGCGCCGGGTGCAGAGTTTTGCCCGTGGCGGCCTGGTACTGCGCAATCAGCTCGGCCGTGATGGCGGCCGGGCTGTTGGGGATGATGTCGTGCAGGGCGCTCATGGGGCCTAGGTGGGCTGGATCACGGCTGTGATCTCTACGCCGTCGGCGGCGATCAGGCCGACCGTGAGCAAGATGTGGGCCGGGTTGTCGCCGGCGCGATCGACTTGCACGCGGGTGATCTGCGCACGCGGCTCCCAGCGCCGGATGGCGGCGACGGTCTCGCGCACGATGTGCGGGCGGGCGCGCTCCAGCGGCCAGTCGAGGTAGTGGCTCAGGCGCGAGCCGAAGTTTGGGCGCAGCGGGTCGGAGCCGAGCCGCGTTTGCAGGATGACGCGCACCGCCTGGCGCAGATCATCGTAGCTGCGCACAAAGCCATCGGCGTCGCCCGTGGTGCCCAAAGCGGGCTGCCAGTGCAGGTGCAACGGAAGGGGGGTAGTGGGCGCGCTCATTGCCGGTGAGTGTGCGCGTGCGCCCCTTGGCCGTGCAGCTTGAAGCGCTTCAGGCCAGCCGGCCCTGGCCAGCTTTAACCGGCAAAGACGTTGGCGCTGCCGCTGGCGGCGCTGGAGCCGCAGCTTACCGCGTCACCCACGCGCCCGGCGGCGCGGCCGTTGATGAACACGCTGGCGCTACCAGCGCCCAGGCTGCCGCCGTGGCACTCGGGGATCGCCGGGCAGCAGTGTACGGCCCAGCCGTCGCCCAGGCGGTGCCAGCCGCGGCCGTTGACGAACACACTGGCGCTGGCAGCGGTGTTGGGGCGCGACGGCCAACAGCCGTGCCCGGTGCAGGTGTCGCCGAGGCGGCTTGCGGCTGGCATGGCGCTAGTTTAGGTCAATGCGCGGCGCACGCAGCGCTATGTGCGTGCTGGAGACGATTTCTACATCGCCCACACACTGGATGCTGAGCCGGTGCGCAGCGCGATCGTAGTCGATGGTGGTGCCGTCGGCAAAGCGCACGCGGTGATGATCGGCCGATGCGACCGGCGGCGCGTCGCGCTGGCTGTAGAGGGCGCCGAGCACGCAGCCGGTTTCGCCCCGGCGGTCGAGCAGCAGCGCCACGTGCTCACCCACATCCGGCAGGTGCCAGTGCTGGTCGAGGTGCGTCTTGCTGTGCAGCACGGGCAGCCAGTGGGTGTGCAGGTCGTCGAGGTCGGGCAGGCGCACGCGCACGCGGCCGTGCGTCGCATCCAATGCGACCACGAAGCCAAAGCGCAGGGTGACGGCGGACTCGGCGAAGGTGTCGGGGGCGGGGTCAAACATGGGCGATTTTGCGCAGTTGCAGCGCACAGGTGTAGCCCGACTGGGCGATTTCGTGGCGCGCTTGCACGATCACGTAGCGCCCGTCGATGCGCCCCAGGCCCTCGATGGACAGCGCCAGTCCGGCGGCCATGCGCGGGTCGCCAGGCAGACTGACCTCGAGGCTGGTTTGGTCGAGCGCGCGCCGATCCATTTCGGCCTGAGCCAGGGCCTGGGCCTGCTCGGCGCTGCTGGCGCGGGTGTGCAGGTGCCGGATGTCGGCGGCGGTGGCGTCGGTGGGGGCGCTGGCGCTGGCGGCGCTGGCGCTGGCGCTGTGCACCTGGGCGCGGTGCGGGTCGTGGTGGCGCACGCTGGCCTGCGCGGGCACGGCCACGATCTGGTCGCGGTAGCTCCAGCTGGTGATGTCGGATGGCCGAAGTGTGCGCAGCGCGGGCCCGGCATCGGCCAGCCGCTGCACGCCCATAACCGTGTTGTTTTGCGTGAGCTTGATGACGTAGCCGTATTCGCGCGCCAGCCGCGCAGCGAACTGCCAGAGGGTTTCTTGGTACTGCGTCACGCGCTCGATGGCCGGGTCGGGCTCGATGCGGCCCTCCAGCCTCGCCCCTACGCTGGCCGCCACCTGCTCCAAAATGGCGCGCAGGCTGGTGTCTTCGAAGGCGCGCGCCAGGCGGGTGCGCACCATGCGCGAGACGCCGGTGGCCTGGGCCCGCAGCCGCACCACCAGCGGCGGCGCACCGATCTCGATCTCATCGACCTCAAAGGCCCCGGCTGGCACCAGCGCCTGGTGCGCCCAGCCAAAGCGCGCCTCGATCTCCATGCCTTTGTCGGGGTACCAGTCGGCCAGCCAGCGCGAGGCGTCGGCCTGCGGTTGCCCCAGCTCCAGCTCGAGCGTGTCGGCCTCGCCGCTCATGCGGTCGGTGAAGGTGAAGCGGCTGAGGTAGGGCGCCAAGTCGGCGCTGATGTCGCGCCCGTTGTAGCGCACCTCGACCCTTGCGGCCAAGGCGCGGGCGCGCAGATCTTCAGCCACGGCTGCGCCTCCACGGCGGCAGCGCGTCGGTGCGGGAGGCTTGGGCGATCAAGGGCACGCGCAGGCGCAGCCCGGCGGGCAGCAGCGGCGTGGCGCTGGCGTGCGGATTGGCGGCCAGCAAGGCGGGCACGTGCCGCACATCGCGGTAGTAGCGCCAGGCGATTGTGTCCCAGCGCTCGCCGTCGCTGGTGGTGTGCATCAGGTAGGCCACAGCCGGGGCTCCTTCAAGATGGCGGTATGCGCCAGCCGTGCCAGCGCATCGCGCGACTGATCCCCGGCTCGCACGGCCATTTGGGCGTGCAGCATGGCACCGCTTAGGCCGTCGAGCCCCGCGCCGAGTGCATTGGCGCTGCGCTCTAGGTGGGTGCGCGCGCCGCCAAGCGCCGCAGCCGCTGCGGTGGCGCTGCTGGCCACGTGCTGAATCGATCGCAGCGCAGTCAGCCCCTCGACCGGGAGCGCCTGGGCGGCTGCGGCGAGCGATGCCGCTGCACCAGGCAGCAGCAGCAGCGCCGCCGGGCCGGATTGTTGCGCCAGGCTGGCCAGGCTTTGCACCTGGGATGCGACACGGCCCACCTGCCCCACCGCAGCCAGCGCACCGGACACGGCCGCACCCACGGCCGCCACCGGGCCGCCGAAGCTGCCCAGCGGGACTTCGGCGTCGCCCACGGCGGCAATGGGGATGCGCAGACCGGCCTGGATGACGCCTGGCGGCAGCGGCTCGGCGGAGTCGCCGATGTATTCGCGCAGCTTGATGCGCAGCTCCAGCGCCAGCAGCGCGCCCACGCCGTCGGTCTGGCGCGTGCTCAGGTCCATGGACTCGATCACAAACACGCCGCGGTATTCGCCGGTGCCCAGCACAAAGGCCAACGGGCGGGTGGCGTCCATGGCGGCCTTGAGCTTGGCCACCTCTTGCGCCGGGTTGCACCAGGCAGCGTGCAGGCTGGCCGTGATCTCGATTTCGTCGGGAGCGAAGCCGGTGTGCTGGAGCAGCGCCTTGCGCCCGATCAGGCCCTGCTCGGCGTACTGCGCGCCAAAGCGCGCCTCCATGCCGCCCATCCAGGTGATGATCTCCAGCTCGATCTCGTCGAGCACTGCGTATAGGCTCATGGGCTGATCCTGGCGCGCTCGCTTTGGTAGCGGCGCATGAGGCGCTCGAACTCGTCGAAACTCACGCGCATGGCGGCTTGCACCTCTTGGCTCACACCCGCCGGCGCGCCGGCGCCCACGTGGATCACGGGGGCAAAGTGAATCTGTGTCGCAGATGCCGGTGCGGCTGCCGCCCTGGGCGCTGCGGCCGGCAGCTTGGCCTCTGGGAGGGCTGGGGCCGCAGCGGGCAGCAGCGCCTGGCGGATAGATTGCACCGCCTCGGGCAGCACCGGCGCAGCGGGCAGCAGCGGGGCGGCCATGGCAGCCGTGGAGCCGAGCGCCACCGTAGCGGCGGCGGCCATGCCGGCGGCGGCCTTGGTCACCGCATCCAGCCGGGCCCCCATGCCCAGCGCCAGCCCCTCGGAAAGATTTCCGCCCAACTCGGCAAACACCCGCGAGGGTGAGCGGATGCCCAAAAAGCCTTTGAGCCGGTCGCGCACGGCGGCCCCCAGCTCGGCCACGGCCTGCCCGGCGGCGGCCATCTTTTGCCGGATGCCTTGGATCAGCCCGGCCACAATCTGACCACCAATGGCCAGCATCTGCCCCGGCAGCGCCCGCAGCATGCCCGGAATACCTAGCACCGCGCGCACCACAGTGGCTATGCCGTTGCCCACTCGCACACCAAACGCCTCTGCTGCTCCACCCGTATCCTCCACGGGCTTGATCAGGGCGCGAAACCAGCCGCCCACGCGCGACAGCAGGCTGCCGATGGGCGCGAGCAGCGGCACCACCGGCGCGAAGGCGGCCCGCACCGACTGCGCTATCGGGGCCAGCCCGGCCACCAGCCCGCTCCACAGCCCCCGGAAGAAGCCGGCAATCGGCCCCCAGAATTTGTAAACCAGCAGCGCGGCGGCGGTGAGCGCCAGCCCGATCGGGTTCATGAGCGCGAGGCGACCTACCATCATGATCGCCCGGCCCAGCCCCCTAATTACTCCGCCCAGCCTCATGACGGCCGCACCGGCCCGCCCGCTGCTGGCCGCCACCGCCTGCATCGGCGCAGCCCCCGCCAGCATCGCGGCACGCCCGATGGCCGCGCGCGCCGCCAGCGACTGCCATGCCAACCCCAAGGAGTTGAGGGGCGATAGCACCAGGAAGTTGACCGCCCAGCCAACCGCCAAGGCGCCGAGCTTGAATGCCGTCACGCCCAGCACCACGCCTGCCAGCAACCGGATCAATTCCGGGTTGGCTTGCGCCCACTGGCTGATACCCAGAGCGATAGGCGTGAGCGCCTGCGCCAAAGAGAGTGCGGCCGGCAACAAAGCTTCGCCGATGCTGATCGCCATATCCTGCAACTGGATGCGCAGCCGCTTGAGTTGCTCGGCCGGTGACTCCTCGCGCCGAGCAAAATCTGCGTCCAGGGTTAGGGTGCCCTCGGCGTTGCGGCCGCTGGCGGTCTGCGCACGAATGCGGCCGAGCTGGTCGCGGTTTTGCAGCTCTGCCAGCAGGTAGCTGGTGGCCTGCATATCCTGGAACACCTGCCCCAGGCCCGCCCGCTGGCCTAGGGCCTCGATCATGCCCCGGCGCCGCTGCATCTCTGTGGCGCGCTCGGCCGGGTCTTTGATCGCCGCGATTTCGTTCGAGAGCGCCTGCAACTCCTGCGCCACAGCGGGGGTCTGCTGGCCGATGCGCTCCATGATCATGCCCACCGCACCCTCGATCGGGTCCAGCCCCTGGCGCGCCAGGCCCAGCATGCGGCCCTGGAGGTCGATTCCCAGGCGCTCGAAATCCTTGGCTGTATCGGGGCTGGTGAGTTTGGTGAGGAAGTTGCGAAAGTTGTTGGCGGCTTCGTCGGTGCTGCCTGCTGTGGCCATGGCAATTTGCAGGCGCGAAGCCATGTTGACCACGGCCTCGTTGCCCACCACGCCGATGGCCTTCATTTGCCCACCCAGCGCCGGGAACCAGCGCGCCATATCGCGCACCTCAAAACTGCCCAGCTTGCCCGCAGTGGCAGCCTGCGAGAACGCCAGCTCCATATCTTGCGCCGACACGCCCAGCACATCAAAGGAGACCATCATGCGCGCCGCATCATCCAGGCTGGCGCGGCTGGCGGTGGTGAACCGCCCCAGTAAGGCGGCCTGGTCGGCGGCTTTTTTGGTCTCCATGCCGTTGGCGATCAGCAGCGCGGTACCGCGCGCCACTTCGCTTGCCGTCTGATTTACGCTCAGGGCCACGCCGCGCAGCGTCACACCCAGACGGGCTTGCTCATCGCGGGTGAGGTCGCCCACGATGGCCAGATCGTTCATGACATCGCCGAAGTTGACCGCCTCGCGCATCGCCGCCAACACCGGCGCCCCCACGGCGGCAGCGGTTGCCGTCGCGCCCATGAGGTCACCGCCAATTTGCTCGCGCCCCTGCGCCAGCTGGTCGCGCCGATCCATACTGCGCTGCATCGCCTGGTGCCGGTTCTGCACGTTGGTGATGGCGCTGCCGAGCTCGTCGTAGCGCCGCCGCAGGTCGCCCAGCGCGCGCTGGGGGTGTTGCAGCGCCTGCGCCATCACGCGCCCGAGCCGCTCCTGGCGCGATTGCAGTACGTCGCCGGCGCGCGTTAGTCCGTCTAGCGAGCCCTTGGTGCTGGCCAGTGCCGCGCCGACTGCCGCTGTGCCCAGCGCGCCCAGCCTGATGCTAAAAAGGATGTCAGATGCAGCCATCGGAGTCGGTCGTTGTGGTCGTTGCCATTGCCCTGCCTTTTTTGATCATCCCTGCGCTGGCCCTCATGCTCTGGCCTCATCCTTGATCTGCTGCTGCGCCAGCTCTAGCCAGCGCACAAAGTCGGCCACCTCCAGCGCATCGATCTCCGACGGCTGGAAGCGAAACCAGCGCGCCAGCAGCGCCGCGCCTTGCCAGAGCGGCTCAGGCTTTATCCAGCATGGCGCGAAAGGAGTCTGCCAGCACCCGATAGTCCGACAAGTCCAGCTCCTCCAGGTCTTCGGGCGTGACGCCGCACAGCAGCGCCAGCAGCGCCAGCTCTTGCTCCTCGGCCTTGTCGCTGCGCCGCTGCGCCTCTTTGAGGTCGCGCACCTTGGCGCGGCGCATGGCCAGCTTGGTGAGCGTCTGGCCACTGGCCAGCTTGACCGGGTGCGCCAGCGTGATTTGTTTGGGTTCCATGCGATCAGCCTCCGATGTTGGCGCTGTACTGGGCCAGCAGATCGACCCCGCCGGCCTTGTAGATGTTTTCCAGCACGTCGATCTCGGTCACGTCCTGGCCGTCCACCGTGAGCTTCATGTAGTAGGCGATGAAGTCGGTTTCGAGCTCGACGTTCTCGTGTTGTTTGAACACGCCGCCGGGCAGGCTGGTGAACACCACCGACAGCAGCGCCACCACCGGGGCCTCGCGCGAGACGCTGCCGCCCAGGATGATGGGCATGGAGCCGCGCACCTGAAGCTGCACCGCCTTGAACGGGTTGGCCACCTTCTTGAGCACGTCGGCGTAGTAGCTGGACCAGCGCACCTTGCCCTCGAGCTTCTCGAAGCCCGCAAAAGCCTCGATGGTGCCGACCATGCCCAGCGCCTTGTGCTCGGTCATTTTGACCTTGACCTGTGGCAGGTCGATCGAGTCGGCGCGCCCGAGCAGCGACTGCCCGTCGAGGTAGATGTTGGCGTTGGTGATGCGGTGAATTTGGATTTTTGCCATGATGCGTTCCCCTGGTTACTGCTGGCCGCCCAAGCCGCGCAGCAGCTCGATGTCGATGAAGCTCTCGAAGCTGATGCGCTCGGCGGGCGTAGGCGGCATGAAGCTGATGTCGAAAGTGATGTGCCCCAGCGCCACCTGGGTGGGCGGGTTCTTGGCCGGGTCGTAGGTGCAGGCGCCGTCGATGAGTGCGCCGCGCCCGATCAGGGTGCGGATGAAGCCGTTGACCGAGCCCTTGATGTCGTCAATCAGCGCGTCGTTGATCGGGCGGTCGATGAACTGCAGCATCGAGTGCTCGACCGACTCGTGCAGCACGTCAGCAGTGCGGCGCACATTGATGAAGTTGCGCGGGTGCGTCACCGTAGGCCAGGCCGCACTGCGGTTGCCCCAGGCCCGAAAGCCGGTGCCAAAGCTGTTGAACACCGTCACGATGCCCACCTCGTTGAGCAGGTTGGCTTCGCTAAAGGGGTCGTTGATGCGTGCGGTAATGGCGCGCTCGCTGCCCACGATGCCGCGCAGCTCCTGGTTCGAAGGCGACCACCAGTAGCCGCGCTCGATGTCGGTGGCGCTCATCAGGCCCGCCAGGCGCGGGCTCATCGGCTCCAGCCGCTCGGCATCCAGGCGCGGGTCATAGACCTTGAGGTGCGGGTAGCACAGAATGGCGCGCTCGCTGGAGGTCTGGAAGTTGATCGAGCCGCCGGGGCCGCGCCCGCTCAGGGCCTGCGGCACCGTCACCCCGGCCGGGGCGTCGATCAGGGCCATGGCGCGCAGCCGGTGCGCCAGCGCAATCAGCTCGGTGGTCACGCTGGTGAGCGTGGCGTAGCCGGGCGCGATCAAAATCTTGGCGTTGAAGCCAAACAAGTTGAATGCGTCTTCGACGGCGCGCAGCCCGGTGCGCACCCCGGCCGCATCGACACCGCCAATGATGTGGCTGGGCGCAATCGGCGTGCGCCCGGCCTGCGCGGTCACGGTGTGCAGCGCCGGGTTAAAAACGTTGACCACGATCACCGTGGCGGCACCGTAGTCCATGATGGCATCCAGCGCCTGCGGGATGGTGTGTCCGGCCGAGTCTGGCGCGCCAATGCTGCCAAACTGGGCCGCGTCGCGCTCCGAGAGCACCAGCGTGGGGGTGTTGACGGGGCCGCTGGGCGCGGTGCCGATCAGGGCGATGACGGCGGTCTTGACGGTGCGAATCGGGCGCGGGCCGCGGTCGATCTCGATGGTCTCGACGCCGTGTAAAAAGTTGGCTGCCATGTGGGTTTACTCCGTGGTAATGGTCTTGCTGGGGCTGGGCTTGCGCGCCGGGGTGGGTGCGGGCGCATCGGCGGGCACCAGGCGGCCCAGCGCCACCAGGGTTTGCACCACCTCGTTGTCGTCGGGCAGATCGATGGGGGCGCCGGGGCACAGCAGCGCCTCGCGGCCGTCGGGCAGGGTCATGGCCGTGCGCGGGCCTTGGTAGTGGTACAGCATGAGTCAGGTTCCTTCAAAAATGGCTTGGACCAAAAGCGGCCCGCCTTCGTACTCCAGATCAGGGATCAGCGGCAAGGTGCTGGCCCAGCGCGTCAGCAGCGTCCAGGCCTCGCCCTCGCCCTCTTGCACCCGCGCATCGAGCAGGCGCAGCGGCGTAGCCCCCAGCGCCAGCCGCTGCGAATGCAGGGCACGCCGGGTGGCCTCGAACAAGTCCCAGACCCCGGCCCCGTCGCGCAGCGAGCGTGCAAACAGCGCCACCTCGAGCGTCAGGCGCACCTCTTGCACGGCGGCCCCCACGTCGTCGGGGTCGCTGGCGCTCAGGTCGCTGGCCAGCACCACCGCCGCCCCTTTGGCGTGTGTGAAGCGGTAGCCGCGCGCGGGCAGCGCATCCACTGGCAGCGGCTGCAGCGCAGCGCGCAGGCGCTCGACAGCAGCGCGTTCGAGTTGCAAAATCATGTCACCAGCCCCCCATTCCAGTGCGGCCAAAGGTCGCCGCCGGGCCGCCTTGGGCGGCTGCCAGGCTCAGGCCCGGGCGCTGCGCTTCGGGCAGGGCCGCAGGCAGCCCCAGCGCCACCTTGCCCGATGCAATGCCCTCGAGCAGGCGTCGCGCATCTTCGTAGCGCTTGCGCGCGTCTTCAATGTCGCCCATGCGGCGCAGCCCCAGCAGCCGGTAGATCGCCATGTCGCAAGCCAGCCGGCCCAGCAGCGCGGGCACCTTGGGCAGCGGCAGTTGGTAGCGCACCGACAGGTAGCCGTCGATCTCGGCGCTGGCATCCACCAGGGCCGCCGCGATCATGCGGTCGTCGGACAGGCCGACGCCGTCGCCGTCGGTGAGGTCCACCAGCCGGTCCACACCGTAGCGCAGTGCCAGTTCAGACGGGGCGGCGTAGCTCATGCCAATGCTCCTGGTGCATCTTCATGCGCCTGCAGCATGGCGTCGGCGCGGATCGCCTGCGCTTGCTCGGGCGTCACCTGCACCTGGCGCGGCTGGCGCTCAAAGCGCAACCCGGCACGCCAGCGCGCCTGCTCGCCCATCTGCGCCACCGTGCGCACCTGCAGTTGCACCATGCCAGGGATGGCTTCGGGTGCGCTGGCGGGCGCCACTTCGGGCACGGGTGCGGCGCGGGCGCGGGTGCGCCGAGCCGGTGCGGGATCGGGTGCGGGTGCGGGTGTGGTGTCGCTCATGGCTAAGGCCTAGTTTGGCGGCGGGGCATCAGAGCACCCAGGGTGAGACCACCACCTTGACGGCGCGGAAGTTCGGGTTGCTGCCGCCGCCGTTGAGCAGTTGCGCGTCGATCAGCGCCATGGCTGCGGCGCGCAGCGTGGGCGGCACCACCAGGTGCGTGGGCTTGACGCCCAGCGGGCGCCCGCCATCGGCCTGCACGCTCATCATCGACGCCATCGCGGTGTTGAAGTTGGCCGCATCCAGTGCGGCGCGCGAGCGGTGCGCCAGTTGCCAAAAGCCCAAGCCCGCATTGCAGCGGTAGCGGATGCCGTAGCGGTACTCGTCGCGCGTGAACACGCCTTCGTCGTTGCTGGTCGTCATGGCCTCCAGCTCGGGCACGGTGCGCTCTTGGAAGATCAGCGGCTTGAGCGCGCGCGAGCAGTCCAGCAAGTACCAGGCCGGGCCGGGCGTGGCGCCGCCGCTTTGCACGTTCGAGACCAGCACGGGCGTGCCGCTGCCGTCCACGTTCGGGAACACCGGGTGATCCACATCAAAGAAATTTTGGCCATCGTAGCCCAGCGTGGTTTCGCCGGCTGCGAGCAAGCCAAACACCAGCTCGTCGGCGTGGGTGCGGGCGGCGCGGCCCATCTCGGCAAACAGCGGCGCATAGACGCCCACGTTGTCGTCCTCGATGTCGGTGCGCTGCACGCCCACGGTGCTCTCGAAGAGCCGGTTGTTGACCACGTAGCCTTGAGCGGCCATGTTGCGCAGCACGCGCGCCCCCACCCACTCACGCAGGCGCGGAAACTGGTTCAGCCAGCCGTAGGTGTTGCTGGCGTTGGAGCTGGGCACGCGGGTGGCAACTTCAGTCCAGTCGGTCGGGGTGCCAGCCAGCGCATCTTGGAAGCTCTTGCTAAAACCGGTGCGCAGGCTGGTGATCAGGGAAGGGGTGACGATAGGCATTTGGGTTTACTCCTTGTGAGTGGCTTGCTTGTGGGCGGCGAAGTCTTTTTCTGCGATGCCCAGCATCTGGCAGACGTAGCGGTCCTCATCCGACAGCGCGCTGTGGCTGGCGGCGGGCGCGGCGGCGGGTGCGCCGGGCGACAGGATCACCGGGGCCTTGCTGCACCAGTCGGCAAAGCCTTGCGGGTCTTTGCTGGCGTAGCTGCGCGCCCAGTCTTGCATCGCCGGGCTCAGGCGGCCCGCGCTCATGGCGGTGCGCACGGCGGCCTCGGCCTGGTCTTGGGCCAGTTTGGCTTGCAGGCCCGCCAGGGTCTCGGCCACGACCTGGTGCTGGCTCATGGGCACCCAGGCGGCCGGGTCGGGCGCGCGCCGGGCGGCCTCCAGATCGGCCTTGAGCCGTCCGGCGTGCGCCACCAGGGCGGCGGCATCGCTCTCGGCGGGCAGGCCCAGCGCAGTGGCGATGGGTTCGAGTTCGGTCATGGGGATTCCTTTTTGGATATGCGCGACCGCGCGGAGGTGAAGGTTGGGGTAGTGCGTCAGCCCCGCCCCTTCCAAGGCGCGGATGCGCCCGGATTTGTCGTGCCGGAACACCGGCGAGAGGTAGCGGTATTCGCGGCTGCGGATCAGCTCGGCGGCGCGCTCGGTCCACTGCACGCGCGCCCACAGCGCACTGGCGCGCGCCTGCAGCTCCTTGATCCAGCCTGCGGCAGGCACCGGCCCGGCCTTGTCGGCCGCATCCAGCGTCTGGTGCTCAAAGTCCACTGGCAAGTCGATGGCCCCGGCGGCAAAGGCGGCCAGCACTGCGTCGGCATCGAGCTCGTAGGGGCCGCGGCCGTCGCGGCCGCTGAAGCGCCCCGCCGGGATGATCTCGACCCACTCGGGCAGGCTCGCGTCGGCCTGCGCTTGAGCGGGTAGCAGGGTGATGATGTGGGTGGCTCGGTGCAGCATGGGCCACAGTTTGGCGGCCCTTGCCGATGCCGTGGAGCTTGAAGCGCTTCAGATCAGCCCTGCCGATGCCCCTGCGGCGCGTTTTGACCCGTTGAATGGGGTTGAATAAAGACCCCCCTAGGGCTAGGTAGCCACCAGACCCGAAAAGCGCTCCTGGGCCGTTTTAAGGGCTCGGCACTTTGGGCGCTGCCCGGCGGGCCGTTTAGGCCGGGCCGAGGTGTTCGGCCAGCGCGTCGAGCAGGGCCGAGCGATCCGCCGCCGACACACCCAAGAATGGCCGCGCCGGAATGTCGCCCCAAGGTATTTTATGCCCGCGCCGGGTGCGCCCAAAGGCCCCGGCCTTGGCCCCGAACTGCTGCGTGGCGGCGTAGATGCGGCTGCTGCCCACCTCTACCTGCTCGCGGCCCGCGCGGTAGTCGATGCCGCGCGACAGCTCGCGCGTCTCGCCAATGAGCGGCTTGCTGCCGCGCTTGCGCGCCAGGGTGCTGGGGCGGTTGGGGGCCCAGCGGCTGCCGTCGGGGGCCACGCCACGGCCAAAGCGGTCGATGGTGGACTGGCTCAGCAGCTCGCCCGCCTCGCGCATGAAGGGCCCCAGGTCGCCCACCCGCTGCTGCAGCCGCCGCAGGGAGGCGCGCAGTTCGCGGTCATTGAGTTCGATGCGGATCATGGTAGGATTGCTCGCTTAGAGGCCGGTTGCATCCGATCGTCGTGCTCATACCACGAAGCGTCACGGGCGTAGGGTTGGGGGACGGCCTCTGATCCACATAGACTGCAGCGCAAGCATCTGCCGCCCCGACCGCACCTCGAACACAGCCCAGTATTCGAGTTGGCCCATGCGCTTGATCACGCGCACCACGTGCCGCCCCACGCCCGATTGGCCGCCATACTCGATGCGGTCGGCACCATCGATGATGCGCGGCAGGCGCCCAAAGTCCTGGAGACTCAAGCCGGCCTGGCCGGATCGCGCCTCTGCTGCATCGTCACCGTGATCTTTGAGCACTTTGCGCACGGTCGATGCGTCCAGCGTCCAATCATAAAGCCCATCCCCAAGCGCTCCCCCGGTGATGCGGGCAACCTCGTCGGCCTGCGCCGCAGTCAGCAGTCCCATGGTCTGATATGGCGCGGCGCCTTGGGCGCCCATGGCGCGCTGCGCGTAGCGGCGCACCGCCGCTTCGGTTTCTGGCTGGCGTCGTATCGCAATAGCCAGCGCATCGCGCGCCTTGTCCGGCACAGAGACCATGAACGCCTTTGCAATCTCATACGGCCAAGCGACCGTTTTGCCCGCCAGCGCCCGCACCGCATCCGTCACGCTGGCGCCGGGCGCATAGTCCCAGCCCTCGCCCACGCCGGGCAGGTTGCCGCTGGGGTCGCGCACGTTCCAGCCCGGTGGCGGCGCACCGTAGCCGGGGATGCCGCCCACACGCTGCGCCCCGGCCGGGCTGCTGGCCCCGGCCACGCGGCAGCCGCAGCCCCAGCCGTTGGGCGGGTAGTGGGTGCGCCAAAAGGCATCGTCGGCAGGCAGCGTAAGTCCGTTCCAAGCCAGGTGTTGCAGGCGCGGGTGCTCGGCACCCGAGTGCCGGTAAACCCAAAGCGGGAAATGCTGCAACTGCACCAGCCGGCCGGCGGCGTAGCTGGTGCGCAGATTGGTGGTGTAGATCACGCGCGTGCGCCAGGCGCGCCCGGCATCGGTGTCGCTGCCCGTCCAGCCCTGCCAACCCTGGCGCTGCACGATCTCGCCAAAGCGCCCCCGGAACTGCCCGATCGACTCGCCATCGACTATGGCCTTGTCCACCGCGCCGGCCAGGTCGGCCAGCAAGTCGGCGCGCGCCGCGCCCGCCACCATGAAGGCGCGGTCGTGCTGCTCGCGCTGCATGTCGCGCCACGTGGCCGTGGGCACCAACTGCCCCAGCTTGCCCCTAAAAAACGCCACCTGCTCGGCAAACGGGCGCTTGAGCACCGCCGCTATCTGCGGCTGCTGCCGTGGGTCGGCCACGTCAACTGCGTCGGCCATCACCGGGCTCCGCTGGCAGGCCCTGGGCCGCCTCACCCGATTCGGCCTGCACAGCAAAGCGCCCGGCCAGATCGGCGGCGGCAAAGCCCAGCGCCATGGCCTCGGTCAAGCGCCGCTGGGGCAGGTCGCCATAGGCCTGCAGCAGCGCATCGCGCAGCTCGGGCAGGCTTTGCGCGCGCTCGACCATGCCCGCCACGCTGGCCATGATCTCGGCCCAGCCCGGCTCACACTCCAGCGCGAGCCGATCGGCCTGCATTTCTGGCAGGTCGGGCGCCACCGGCGGCGCCGCCCCTTCGGCCGCGCCCGCAATGAAATTTGTCGCATGCAATGCGCGCACGCGCTGCGCCGCCAGCGGCTCGGGCGGCGCCGGCGCACCCTTGGGCACACCGCCCAGCAGCGGCTCGTCGGCCTCTGGTTCGGGGATGCCGAACTGCGCGCGCACCCACGCCTGCGGAATGGCCGCGCCCACCTCGGCCAGCCGCGCCACCTGCTCGGCCAGCGCCGCCATGTCGCGCGGCTCGGCCAGCAGCAGCCGCAGCTTGGGCAGCGGGGCCGCCTCGCCCAGGTTGAGCCGCACCAGCGGCGCGACCAGATCGCGCTCCAGCGTGGCAGCCAGCGCCAGCGCGTCGGCGCGCACCAGGTCGCGCCGCACGCCTTCGTGCACCTGCGCCTGCGACAGGCTGGCCCCGTCGTCGGTGGTCATGGTCTGGCCCAGCACAGCCTTCGATATTTGCTTGTCGAGGTAATCGATGAGCTTGTGATACAGGTCGGCCGATGCCGCCTTGGAGCCGGACTCGACCAGCTCCAGCGCCATCTCCTGCGGTATCACGGCGGCAGCATCCGATCCCAGCTCGAAAGCGGCGCGCTTGAGCACCGCTACATCCTCGGGGCTGGCCCCGGCGTGGTATTTACCGAGCCGGATTGGCTGGCCGAATAGCTCGCAAAAGCGCGCCCAGTCGCGCAGCGCATAGCTCTTGAACACCCAGGCCCAGAGCGCGCTGCGCGCCAGCCCGCCTTGCAGCGCCACGCCGCCGGCCAAGGGCGGCGCGTGCACGATCATTTTGCATGGCGACAGCACCATCCCCTCCGGGCTGCCATCAACCAGGCGCAGCAGGCGGCCCGTGTCACGGTCCCAGGTGAACCAGTGCGCCTCGCGCACCAGCACCTGCGCCGGCAGCCAGCTCGGCCCCTGCGTATCCCAGACGATTTCGGCTACGGCATAACCCTTGGCCACAGCATCCATTAGGTGCGCCACCAGCTCGGGTAGGTTCAGCCGCCCCAGCGCCTCGCGCACCAGCTCCGCAGCCCGCTGTGCCAGCGCCGATTCGTCGTGCGCCTGCACATCGACCGGCAGCCCTGCCACCGCCATGGTGCGCGACTGCAGCACGGCGCGGTAGTGCAGGTCTTTTTCGCGGATGTCGTCGGCAGCCAGCAAAAAATCGTGCCCGTCGCCCATGGCGGCGCGGCGCAAAATATCGGCCACCCCGGACGGCGTGAGGCTGGCCAGCGGCCGCCACTGCCAGACGCTGCGCAGCCCGGTCTGTGCCGGGCGCGCAATCTCGCTGCGTAAATCGGTCTTGAAGTCGCGCATGTGCATCACCATCCTTGCCATTCGGCGGCGCGCGGTGCGCCGCCTGGTTCAACTTCATCGCGGCGGCCGAAGCTGCGCCGCGCCAGGCTCTCGTAGGCATACACCGGCACCCCGGCATCGGCCGCAGCGCAACCCAGCGCCAGCGCCCAAAAGCGGTCGGCGTGACCGCTGGCGGCATCGCGCGCGGCCAGCAGGCGCGGCACGCCACCGGTGCCCGGCTCCATCTTCACGGCGCGCAGGTCGTCGATCAGTGCCGGGTGCAGCTCGCTGGGCAGCCCCAGCCGCAGCGTGCGCGCCTGCAGCCGGTCTTTGAGCGCAACCGCCAGGTCGAGCTTGCGCGCCGCCGTAAACAGCACCCCGTGCACGCGGTAGCCGCCGTGGCGGCGCTGCGCTTCCTGCACCGGCATTTCGCCCATGCCGGTCTGGTCGATGCAGCAGCGCACCACCCGGTACTGGCGCATCACCCGGTCCAGCTCGGCCAGCTGGGCCGCAAAGCTCTCGCCGCGCAGCACGCGCAGCTCACGCAGCGCCAGCACCCCCGCGCCAACGTCTTCCAGCGCCGCGATCACGGTCAAGTCGCCGCGCGCAGCAATATCCATGCCCACATACACGGGCCGTCCGTCAAAAGGCGGCAGCTCCGGGGCTTCGAGGGCGCGCAAAATCTCGTCGTAACTCAGCCACTCGCGCGCCGCCGTGTCCAAAAACGCGCACTCGAACTCCTGCGCCCAGGTGTCGGGGTCGCGCGCGGCGCGGCGCAGCTCGCCGATGTCGCGCTCCAGCCCGTCGGCCACGGCATCGTGGATCGTCACCGTGTGGCGCGAAAACAGCCCACCCAGCCCGTCGCCCATGATCTCGTGAAACATGTCGCCCACACCGTTCGGGGTCGAAATCACGCGCAGCTTGAGCCCCGGCTTGGATACCACCGGCACCAGCGCGCGCCACAGCGCGCGGTTGTCCTTGTGGTGCGCGAACTCGTCCAAAATCAGGTTGTCGCTCATGCCGCGCGCGGTTTCCGGCTTGGCCGCAATGGCCCGGATGTAGCTGCCGCCCGGCAGCCGCACCATGTGCGCCATCTCCTCGGCCGCAAAAGGCACTTCGAGCAAGTCAAAAGCCGCCCCGACGGCGCGCATGTGCAGCGCGGCGCCGTTGCGTATCGCGTCCAGCGCCCGGTCGCGCGAGATTGACAAGATCGTCCAGCGCGCCACCCGCCCCTGCGCCTCGGCGGCCAGCACATCGAGCACCGCCTCCAGCGTGGTGCAAAAGGTTTTGCCGGTCTGGCGGCTCCAGCAGGCCGCCTTCCAGCGGCTCTCGTCTGCGAGGTAGCGGCGCTGGTAGGCGTAGAGTACGGGCGACTCGGCTTTAGCCACCATACAAGCCTTCGCGGATCACCCGCAGCGTATCGGCATCGAGCCGCTGCCCCTGTTTGGTGGCACTGCGCTCGAGCGCGTCCAGGCGCTCGCGCACCTCGTCGGCCCAGCGTTTTTGCCCAATGCTGGCCCGGCTCGCCTCGGCAATCGCGCGCGCCGCCTGGCTCAACACTTTCACCTGGTCGGCGGGGTCGGCGTCTTGCGCCTCGGTCACCCGCGTGATGGCCTCAAACAGGCTGGACTGCACCATGCGCAACACCGCCGCGCTGTGCTCGTCAGCCTCGTCGGGCGAGGCCTGCACGATCAGCCGTGCCGCATCGGTGCTGGCCCGAATGCGCGCCATCACCGCCTGCAGCCGCTGGTCGTAGCGGTGCACGCTGCTCTTGCCGATGGCGTAGCCCTGCTCCAGCAGCCACGCCTCCAGCGCCGCATAGCCGCCGTGGGCCTTGCCCGCCAGCACGCTCTCCAGCTCGTGCTTGAGTGCGGTCGGCAGGGCGTCGATTTTTTGGCGTCTGGGCATCACGCACTCACCACCGTGGCGGCCGGGCCAGCCCCGCCGGGGCCTCGGCACGGTAGTCGTACACGTCCTCGCCCTGGGCCGCCAGCTTGGCCCACCACTGCGGGCCTTCGCGGCCCACAGTCACCAGGTGGCGCGCCTCCAGCCAGCCGATCTCGCGCCGCACCATGTCGGCGCTGGCGCGCAGCGGCACATCGGCGGCCACACGCAGCAGCAGCATCTCGTCGGCCCCGTAGGGGCGCGCGTGCCACAGCGCCGTCAGCAGCACCCAGCGCAGGCTCTCGCGCTCGGCGCGGGCAATGTCAATCGCGGCGTCTAGCCGTCGTTCAGTCATGGCGTTTCTCCCCGCGCATCAGCACCAAAATTTCATACAGCCGATCCAGCTTGCTGTTGATCGCCGTGTAGTCGCGGATCGCATCCTCGCGCCGCTGGTAGTACAGCGGCATGTCGGCGATCAACCGTTTCAGGTCGTTGTCCACCTGCGCCACTTTTTGCGTCAGGTCTTCCATGCGACCCAGGCGGTCGTCGATGTCCTTCATGATGCGCTGCACCATCCAGCGCATCATGCCCACGATCACCCCGATCACCAGCCCCACCAAGGTCAAGCCGATGGCCAAAAGGCGCACATAAGATGCGGCCACATCACCTTCCATGCGTCACCTCGTCCCACTCGCGGACGGCTGCAAGCCGGGCCTGGCACTCGGCGTAGAGGCCGATGGCGTCTGCAATCCAGTGCCCGACGGCGCGCTCGCTGGCCGCACCAGCGGCACTGGCTGGGCCGGCCCCGGCAGGTCCGCCGGAATCGGTTGCAGCGCTGGCAGTGGCACCAGCAGCGCCGCTGGCAGCCTCGGGCAAGGCAGCGGGTTGCTGCTGGGTGGCGATGGCGTCGTTGAGCAGCCCGCGAGCGCGAGCAGACAGGCCGCCGCCGCGGTCATCAAGGGTATTGAGTGCATTTTTTAGCCTCCGGTTGGCAGCCGCCAGGCGGCTGCGTGTCGCATCCAGTGTGTGCGCCGCCTGGCGCTCGGCCTGCTGCGCCACCGCCAGCCGCTGTGCCGCTTGCTGCGCCGCCGCCTCGCGGTAGGCGGCGTGTGCCGCCTGCACCTGCGCCAGCTCGGCCTCGGCCTGCACGCCCTTGAGCGCATAGCCCGCAGCAAAGCCGCCGCCCAGGCTCAGCAGCGCCGCGCCCGCCAGCAGCGGCCAGGCGCTGCTGGCACCCATAAGCAAGCGCATCACCACCAGCCCCCGCACCAGATGCGCCAGAGCACCATGGGCCAGAGCAGCCACATCACGGCGCTGCTCCGCTGGCTGGGGTGGGCGCACTTGGCGCAGACAGGCCCAGGCACAGCCGGTGCTCGTCTTGGCGGCGCACCGTGAGGCCGCGCATCACCGCCCCGCCGGCGCGGTTCCAGCGCAAAATTTGGTTGCAGGCCCCGGTGTAATCCGGCGGCGTCTGGCGCAGCTTGCGCGCCAGCGTCGAGCGGCAAAAGGCCCCGCTGCCAATGTTGTAACCCAGCGACACAAAGGCGTCCCACTCATGCTGGTGCAGTGGCAGCAGCGGCGGCAGGCAGGCCTTCATCTGGCGTTCGATGCGCGCCGCGTCGGCGGTCATGCGCACCACCGCGCGCTCGGGCGTGATGCGGTCGCCGGGCCGGATCGGCGATCCGTCGGGCCGCGTCGTGGTGCCAAAGCCTATCGTCTGCACCCCCACGCCGTCGTCGTAAGCGCGGTCCCTGAAGCCTTCGTGCACCGCCAGGCCGCCCACCATCGACAGGCTCACCGTCAGGGCAGCCAGGGGCCAGCGTCCAAAGAGGGGGGTTTGTTCACTCATGGCAGCCATTTTTGCTGCCACGCAGGCTCTGGTCGAGCCTGAAGCGCTTCATGCGCCAACTTCAGCGCGCAAAGGGCGGTGCCTAGAACAGCGCGCCTTGGCGCGCCTCATCTTGCGGCCTGCCCAAGATCTCATAAACCCAGCGCTCGCTCAGGTCGTAGCTGCGCGCCAGCGCCTTCACGGTGGCGCCGGCATCGTAGGCGGCCACGATGGCGGCATCGCGCTGCAAGCGCAGCCGCGCGTCGCATTTCGGGATATATATCACATCGCCGCCCACATAGCGCGCCAACTGCTCCTGCGCCAGCGGCGGCAATTCGGCCAGCACCCCCGGCAGCGGGGGGCGCTTGGGCACGCGCAGCGCCAGCCCGCCCGCGAGCTGCACCAGCTGCTCGAGCGCCTCGCGCCCCATCAGGCGCTCGAGCAAGGCGGTATCGGCTACTGGCATGTGCCGCTCCTACACAAAAGGCACAAAGGGCGAGGCCGACTGCTTGCCACAGCGCCCACACAGCCGGTTGTGCGGCCCCTCGCTGACAAACGCCACCCCGCAGCACAGGCAGGGGCGGCGCTGCGCCTTGGGCCTCACCCCAAGCCAGCCGCCATCACCCGGCATGGCCTTAACGATGGTCTCGCGCGAAACCCCCATGCGCTGCTCCACCGCGCGCCAGGTAAAACCCATCTCACGCAATGCGCGCACGCGCTCGATCTGCTCAGGTGACATTCGCGCTCTCCTCTTGCTGTTGCGCCGGTGCGCGCCGGCCCTGGCGCGCCCAGCGGCTCAGGCCCACGATCAACTGCGAGGCATTGCTGCGGTTCATCCAGGCCGGGTCATCCACACCGCAGGTGCGGCGCGCAAAACTCACCAGCGCCGCCTCATCCAGCCCCAGCTCAAGCGCCAGGCGCTCGATCTGTGTCCACTGCTGCGGCGTGGGCCGCTCCCAGCCTTGGCCGCCACGCGGCGCCGGGCCCGGGATGCCTATTGCCGCACCCCGGCGCTTGAGCTCGTAGCACCAGGCCAGCAGTTGCCGGTCGGTGAAGTCCTTGAGCGAGGTGTAGCCCGCAAACGCCTGCTGCGCGGCCCGGCGCGACTCATCGTCCAGGCCCAGCAGCAGCGCCGCCGTGTGCGCCAGCCCCAGCAGCACCCTGCGGCGCTCTGCGGGCATCTTGGCGGGTGCTTTGGCGGCAGCCATCTCAGTCACTCCCCAGCTTCAGGTCTAAATCCAGCACCTGCCCCAAGAAGTTGAGCAAGAGGATCACCTCCTCCGGGCTCAGGCGCACCGATTCCTCGCCACGCGCGAGCAGCAGACAGCCCCTGGAGTCGAAGCTGTAGACCACTTCGCTGCCGCGCCGCTGCACCACCGGCGCAGCCTTTGGCGCCGCCGCCGCACTGGCGCCGCCCGCGCCGCCCACCTCGACCCTGCGTGGTAAGCCCGGCCACCGCTCCGTCGATTCGATCATCCCGATCGGCAAAGAGTCATCGGCTCTCATACAGCCTCCCGCGCGGCTTTGGTTTTTTTGGCGGGGGCGTCGGCCAGCATCCGCACGCTGCTGCCCGTGCTCACCTTGAGCAGCGTGCGCACCAGGCGGCCCTGCGGGTCGTCGCCATCAGATGCCATGTTCAGCAGCGCATCGGTGCAACCCACCTTTTCCTCCAGCTTCACCAGATCGCCGAAGCGCTCGCCCAGCAGCGCCCGCAGCGCCTCCACGTCGGTGATCGACACGCGCTGCGGCTCGCTGTAGATCGCCCGGCACACGCCCGGCACCACCACCGTGCCCACGCGCCCCAGCCGCAGCTTGATCTCTTGCACCCAGAGCGCGTAGTCCGCTTCGCGGGCATCGATGTCTTGCTTGATCTGCCACGCCTCCAGCACCGCCTCCACCAGCGC